CTTATTGCGTCGTGCGATGGGGAAGAAAAAACCGGAAGAGGCCAAGGCAGGCGCTATAAAAAAATTTGGAATTCTGCAACCCAATTTTAATCAATGTGGAGTGGTTTACGAAACAGACGGCATCGCACCAACAATCCGAGCCTATCAAGGTGGAGGTCTTGAACCTAAAATCAGAGTGAAAGAAGCAACATCTAAAGGTTATGCAGAGGTTGGGGATAGTGTGAACTTATCACACCCAAACTCTAAAACAAGACGAGGACGAGTTGGGAAGCAAGTAGCCAATACCCTCTTGACTGGAGAAAGTCAAGGAGTAATTGAGCCTGATTTTAGAATTAGAAAGCTAACACCTCGTGAGTGTTGGAGATTGCAAGGATTTCCAGACTGGGCTTTTGACAAAGCGCAAGAGGTCAACTCTAACAGTCAATTATATAAACAAGCAGGAAATAGCGTGACAGTCAATGTCGTAGCAGCGATAGCAAAGGAGTTATCATGAACACACTAGAAAATGTAAAACAATGGTTTATTGACCGTGATTTAGAAAACGGTGGACGACTGGATAAGCAGTCTTTGAAACTTAGCGAGGAGTTCGGTGAACTATGCGCCGGCTATCTCAAGAAGAATGAGCAACTGACCAAGGACAGTATCGGAGATTGCGCAGTCGTGGTTGTTGGTCTGGCCTTGCTGATTAAGGTAGACGTGCAGGAGATTTTTGGGGAAGTGTTTAGCGACGGATACCATGTTATAGAATGTTTGGTCTTTTTGAATAGGACAATCAGCAATATTCAGTTATCAAATGGATTCACGGATAAAGATCTATATATAGTCGATTTAACTCGTTCAATTTATTGGTTAAAATCAATCAGCAATATTCTCGGATATGATTTCGAAGAGTGTTTTGAACTGGCTTACCAAGAAATCAAAGACCGTAAAGGTCGTTGGATTGATGGTACTTTCGTCAAAGAGGAGGATTTGCCGAATGAAACCAAGATATAGAGCGTGGATAAAAGAAGAAAAATGTTTCGCAGACTACATTGAGACAATTCGATATTACGCAAAAGAAATCGATTTGTGCTGGGGTGGAATTTGTGAAAGTGACTGCTTTAATTTTGAAGATGTTATCTTCACTCAATCAACAAGGTTTACAGATGATATTGGTGAGGAAATTTTTGAAGGAGATGTCATCTTGTGGACCTATTGGGATGAATTTGAAGATAGTGGTAGAGCAAAGATTGTCTTTAAAGAAGGTATGTTTAAGTTGTTGGATGTACGAACAGGGGAAGAAGTTTGGGATAATCTATTTGATTGCATTGAGAACTGTAACGTATACCTTCAAGGTAACATCTACGAAAACCCAGAGCTTTTGGAGGATAAGGAATGAGACCAAAAAGATACCCTTTCAGTGGCGCTAAAAAAGAGAGCGAAGCTAAGAAGATATCGTTAATGCTTAAAAAAGTCGATGAATTTGACTTGAAAGGATGTGTTTGGGCGGAGCCTCTCCCTCTTTATAGAAAAACAAGAGTCCAGGTAGAGCTAGAGGGTTATGGAAAGAAAATCATAACCGAATTTAAAACAGATGATATGGATTTTCCCAGAAAAGCTTCATTCTTTAAGAGGGCATTATTCAAAAGAGCTGAAATGATGTCTCAGTTTGATTTTAGAGAAACAACAATCGAAGAATGGAATCGAATAATCTTAGAACTTTTGGAGGCTATCAAATGGACCCAGAAATAATTGACAACATACTTATGGAAAAATAATTTAAAAAAGGAGTAAAAACAATGTTTACACAATACAATCACGAAACAGGAAAAACGACACTTACAAAACTTGCTAAGGGCGGTATCATTACAGTTGCAGCGGTTGCTTCACTTGGGATTTTTCGTCTCACGGCTGTGAAGCGTATCCCAGCTAATACAGTTGGGGTTAAGGTTAGCGCAATTGGTGGTGTGCAAGAAAATACCCTGCAAACAGGATATCATCTAAAAATGCCATTTATCGACAAGGTTTACACTCTCTCCACTTCTGTTCAAACAAAAACAATGGAGAAAATCACGACTCAGACAAAAGATGGTCAATGGTTAAATACTAATATCGATGTAAAATATCGTGTAAACAAGGAAAAAGCCATGACGGTCTTCTCTAATTACACAGACCTAGAAAACGTGAATAATAGTGTAGTATCTCCTGCTGTTCAGCGTGCTATTGAATCTGTAACAGGAAATTACGATATTTACGATATCCTCGGTAATAAGCGTACAGAAGTTTATGAAATGATCGATAAAGCTCTCAAAGAAAAATTTGAGTCTTATGATTTGGAGTTTGTATCTTTTACCATCACAGACCAAGACGCAGGCGATGAGATTGAAGCAGCAATCAAAAATGAATCTGTTAAACAAAAAGAGATAGATACAGCTAAGCAGGAACAAGAAAAAGCTAAGGTGGAAGCCGATACCAAGAAAGTTCAAGCTCAAGCAGAAGCTGATGCAGGTATCATCAAAGCAGAAGGTGAAGCCAAGGCTAACAAAGCTAAGTCAGACTCAATCACAGATAATCTTATCCGGATGAAAGAAGCAGAAGCCCGTGAAAAACATGGCTGGGTTACTGTCAACGGTGCAGGTAGTGTGATTACGAATAAAGAATAAAATAAAAAAGCCAGCACAGCTGACTCCTTTGTGATATTCCGATAAAAATATTATATCATAAAGGAGCGATGTTGTGAGGTTATTAAAAAGAGTTGACGTGCAATTTACCAAAAAAAATGTATATGACGTTCTAGAGAGTTATCGCTCGTATGTCCGAATGGCAGGCGCTGAGTATTTGCCTAAGATCACAACGACCTACTCATTTGAACCAAAGACGTTTACTGGTAAGAACACAGCTACTGAGAATATGGTTATCGACCATGTGGATGCAGAGGCAGAGGTTTTGGAGATTGAGAGAGCAGTCAACTGTATTATGGATCCATATGTTCGGCAGGTTATCGCAAAGAAGTACATGGATATGAAAATCCAATTATCAGACAAGGCTATCTATATGGACTTAGGCTATTCTGAAAGTGAGTTCTACCGCATGCTTAGCAGAGGTGCTTTGGAATTTGCAGAAGCCTATCGAAAAGGTAAGCTGATTGTCTTTCGTAAAATTTTGGGAGATATTTGCAAGTAAATTGCTAGGAAATGGCTTATTTTACATGGTAAAATAGTATTGTCAAGTGATAGGTCAATTGACGTCTCCTTTATACTTTATTATATTTTTCCGAGGCTTCGGTCTCGTTTTGGCGGTGACAGGCAAGTGGTTTCTCTCCTATGTTTCCCTTGGTTCGATTCCGGGCATCGCCGTTAAAGACTACAAAAAAATAAAAAAGAAAAACTTTCAAAATGATTACTAATTAACACGCAAGGTAGTAGTCGCTTTGCATTTTTAGGGCTTAGCCTAGATAATCTGTGGTAACTCAGGAAAAGGATGTTTTTAAATCTATCAAACATCCTGCCAGTAATGGTCAATCTAAGCAATTTAATCTTAACTATTTCAGTTTTGGAATAGGTGGGCGAAGTTAAAGCAGGGAGATTCCAACGGCAAGGTGCTGAGGAAATGCAAACGTGGCAGTTTGGCTGTGAAACGAGTCTATAAGAGGAAAGAGGTATTTGGTTCGAGGTGCAACAAGAGCTTAATACCATATCTTACAAAAATTGGGCGCCTCCCAAAAGTATGTAAGGTGAGTTGATTGTCCGCAAAACAATCGATAACAAGCAGGCGCTGTGCATTTTGTTCTTCAAAAGAGAATGAAACACATGGCGATGCGTGTCTGTGATAGATAAAAGATGATTTTTATATTTTAAAAGCTATTCAAGATAGAAAAAACTCAAAAAAAGCAAAAGTCATCGCCCGTCGTAAATGAAAGTGTACTTCGGCAATTAGATTGCCTACTCAAGTCTCGCAAGGATAAGAGTAAAGTCAAAGAGTAAAGCAGCTTAGACTTTTAGCGGGGTCTTCGTTAATTGAAAAATGGCTTAGTAGTTTGCGATGTAAGGAGTGATTGGTCTAACCAATCGTGCATGAGTGATACAAGTAGGAATATTTGTGGACAAGATAATAAACTATAAGTTATCAAAAGTCACTCGTTTAAAGCAGTAGTCTCATGCTGGTTAATGGATATATGGTAGACGGATTAAGTCCTGTTTAGGGAATTAAGATGTCACAGGTTCGAGTCCTGTCGTTCCAATTGCGATTTTAATTCGCAATGAGAGGTCTTGAAAAGGTCACACATCGTGTGGCTTTTTTTATTGTGAAAGGAGGTGATGGAAAATTGAATGAAAGACAAAGACGATTCGCAGATGAGTACATCATCTCAGGTAATGCTTATCAATCAGCTTTAAAAGCAGGATATAGTGAGAAGTATGCTAAAGCAAGATCTTCTGAATTGTTGGATAATGTCGGAATTTCTGATTACATCAAAAATCGAATGGAGGAGTTGCAAGATGAAAAAATCTTAACTCAAAAACAAATTCTTGTGATGCTGTCAGAAATCGCGTCGGGACAAGCGAAAGAAACAACAGTAGTCACGACGAAAGTAGCTGAGTTGATGACTGATCCCGTGACTGGTAAGTCTGTAAAAGTCTACAATGAAATCCCTCAACTTGTCGAATACCCAACAAAGAACAGCGATAGGAATAAAGCTCTTGAATTGTTAGGTAAACGACATAAGATGTGGACAGACAAAGTAGAGGCAGACGTTTCTGGAACGGTGGTGTTTGCAAATGAGTCAGACATACCAGATTAAACAGAATGATATTGTTGTTGACCTACCTAAGACAGTAGGCGGGGGATACGGCCAGTTTTGGCGCTCAAGAAGTCTTTACCGTGTTGTAAAAGGTTCCCGTGGTTCGAAGAAGTCCAAGACAACTGCATTAAATTACGTTGTACGTCTTTTGAAATATCCCTGGGCGAACTTACTTGTTATTCGTAGATATTCGAATACAAATAAGCAATCTACCTATACGGATTTTAAATGGGCGTGTAATGTGTTGGGCGTGACTCATTTGTTTAAATTTAACGAGTCTTTACCTGAAATAACAATAAAAGCGACTGGGCAAAAGATTCTGTTCCGTGGTTTGGATGATGAGCTGAAAATCACATCTATTACAGTTGACGTTGGTATCCTTTGTTGGGCCTGGTTTGAGGAAGCGTACCAAATTGAGACTGAAGATAAATTCAGTACGGTTGTTGAGTCAATCCGTGGTAGTTTAGACGTGCCTGATTTCTTTAAACAAATCACAGTCACATTTAACCCGTGGAATGAAAGGCATTGGCTTAAGCGTGTCTTCTTTGATGAAGATACGAGACGAGCTGATACATTCGCTATTACTACCACTTATAAATGTAATGAGTGGTTGGATGAAGTTGATATCAAGCGCTATGAGGATTTGTATAACACGAACCCAAGACGGGCTAGAATCGTATGTGATGGCGAGTGGGGAGTTGCTGAAGGTTTAATCTACGAGAACGTAACTGTCAAGGATTTTGATAAGGATGAACTGCTACAAGATCCAGCTTATAAATTATGTATCGGTCTTGACTTTGGTTTTACTCATGACCCAACCGCTTTATGTTGTTCTCTCATAAACGATACAACGAAAGAGATTTATGTTTTTGACGAAGCGTATAAAGTCGGATTGATTACCAAAGAAGTTGCTAAGATGATAAAAGACAAAGGTTATCATCGCTCACGTATCATTGCTGATAGCGCTGAATTACGATTGATTGAGGAATTGAGGTCAGAGCATGGGATAACCCGAATTAAAGAGAGTCGGAAAGGTAAGGATAGTATCATGGCAGGCGTATCCAAATTGCAAGGATACGCTATTTATGTACATCCGAATTGTGAACATATCATGGATGAATTTTATAGTTACTGCTACCAGCGTGACAAAGAAGGTAATTGGTTGAACAAGCCAGAAGATAAAAACAATCACTTGATGGATGCACTACGTTATAGCCTTCAATGTATTGAGGGTGGTAAAGCAACCGTCCGCAGACGTTCTGATTATGGTCTATAGAGAGGAAAGACATGTACCAATATTTAACCTATCCACGGGATGGATATGATGAGGGTTCTTTGAAGAAAGACCTGATTTACAAATTGATAACGAAACATAGCACTGAAGGCTCCCGTTTGAAGAAACTTAAAAGCTACTACTTGGGTGAGCATGCTATCTTAAATCACAAGAGACGCAACGAGAACGCACCCAATTACAAGACAGTAGCCAATCATGCCAAGGATATCGCAGACACGGCTACAGGCTATTTTATGGGCAATCCTATCAAGTACAACAATACTGCCGAAGGTGATATTGATGAACTACTTACAGCCTTTGACGGTGCTGAGATTGACCAAGTAGATGCGCAGAACGCTTTGAACATGGCCATCTATGGTCGCGCTTATGAGTACATCTATGCCAAAGAGGGAGTGACTGAGTTGGATTCAACTAGTATTGACCCAGAGAATACTTTCATGGTCTATGATGATAGTATTGAGCGGAAGCCTTTATTTGCGGTCTATTACTACCAGGTCAAAGATGATACGAAAGATACTACTAAGTACCAGGCAGAAGTCTTTACTGAGAATCTGCATTATCATATGGTGCTGAGAAGTACAGATTCAGGGACATCTCAGATTGAAGAGGCAACACCTCATAACCTTGGTCAAATCCCGATTATCGAGTATCGCAATAATCATTTTGCGATTGGCGACTACGAGCAACAAATAAGCTTAATTGACGCTTACAACTCTTTAATGGGTAACCGAGTCAATGATAAGGAGCAGGCAGTAGAGTCTATCCTAGTCTTGTATGGCACGCAGTTAGCAGACACTCCAGAAGATGCTAAGGTAGCGATGAAGATTCTTTCTGAAGAAGGTCTTTTGGAGTTACCGGGCGATAGTGCAAGAGCTGAGTTCTTGAAGAACACGCTGGACGAAAGTGCTACTGAAATCTTGCGTACAGCTCTGAAAGAGGACATCTACACATTCAGCCATGTGCCTAATCTGACTGACGAGAACTTCGCAGGGAACACGTCGGGTGTAGCCATGGAATTCAAGCTGATGGGCCTTGAGATGATTACCAAGACCAAGGAAGCGAATTACAAGCGTGGATTGCGTCAACGGATTGCGATTTTTGCTCATTACTTGGGTATGAAACAGATTGCACTAGAGTCTCATTCAATCGTTCCACAGTTTAGCCGTGGTTTACCTAAGAACTTACTGGAAATCTCTCAGATCGTGAACAACTTGGAAGGTAAAGTAACGAATAGACAACTTATTTCTCTCTTGCCGTTTGTGGAAGACCCAGACGCTGAATTGGAAGCCTTGGAAGAAGAGAAAGAGAAGAACATGGAAAGAATGCCGATGTTCAACCAAGACAACACGAAACCCGAAGATGAGGTAGAGGATGAAGAATCAGGAGTATTGGGCGAAGAGGAAAGCCAATCTGATTTACGAACAAATGGAGAAAGCCGAAAAGCAGGCAGACCAGTTCGATAAGGTCTATCAGGAAGCTAAGATTTACTTGGATAAGGAAATCAATAAGATTTTCGATAAATTCCAACGTGATTATGGTTTAAGTCAGGTAGATGCTAGACAAGTCTTGAAGAACATGAAAGACAAGAAAGACTTGAATGAACTTCGTAAAGCGCTTGAAGCGAGGCCAAATGACCCGAATATCCAAAGATTACTAGCTGACTTAGATAGTCCAGCTTATTCTTTCCGTATGAAGCGTCTAGAGCGTTTGAGCGACGATTTAGACCGTATGCGTGAATCTATCTATCATTCAGAAAAGACAGGCTCAGATGCCTATTACAGCGATCTGATGAAGGATAGCTACTACAAGGCTACCTTTGACCTGCAACAGCAGACAGGGCTAGCATACGGCTTTTCTGGGCTTCCTGAGAGCGAGATTAAACATCTACAGTCTTTTAGTTGGCTAGATGACGGAAGCACGTACTCTACAGATATCTGGAAGAATACAGGGAAGCTCACTTCTAGCATAAAAGATGAATTACTCATAAGCCTTATGACAGGCCGAGATATACGAGGAACTGCACAAGCAATTGCTGAGCGGTTCAATGTGGGGCAGAACGATGCAAGGCGTTTGGTTCGGACAGAATCAGCCTTTTTTCATAACCAGATGGAACTACTCAGTTATGAGGAAGCCGATATAGAGAAGTATATATTTGTGGCCGTCTTAGACAAGCGTACATCACGCATTTGCCAAGAACATGACAATCAGGTTTATGATAGGGATAAGGCTGTCCCTGGTGTCAATTGTCCGCCTATGCACCCGTGGTGCAGGTCTACTACTGTCGGATACGATGAGGATGCAGACTATAGCAAGCTGAAGCGCAGAGCAAGGAATCCAGTGACAGGTAAGACTGAGCTAGTGCCTGCTGATATGACTTATAAAGAGTGGTATAGCAAGTATGTTGCGAAAGACGGGGAAAAGGTGTATAATCAGGGTATGGATAAGTTGGACTCTTTAGTCTCTAGCGGTTCAATAAGTGAGGCTCGCGGAGATGTAGAAAAGCAAAAAAGTGATTTTGCGATAAGATACTATGAGCAACTGAAAAATTCGAATCGTGCAGATGTTGTAGAAAAAATGGTAAAAAGTAGCAAACTTTCTCATTCTACAGTATCAGAAGCGTTAGAGCATATTTTAGATAACCAGTATTTGCTGTGGGATTTTGAAGCTTTTGAAGAGAGGATGATGAACTTTTATCCGCACTATGACATGGCTCAAAGTTTTCAAAGATTATACTTGGGTAATCCAAAGAAATACGATATATTGATGCTACAGCACGAAAGCCTTGAATCATATTACATGAATCGGTTAAAAATGGATTATGATGAAGCTCATAAAAGAGCTAACCTAAAATTTAATTATCAGGAGGCAAGCGAAAATGGCGAAGATTGATAAACAAATTATTACTATGCGTAAAATAGAAGATGGTACTGCTATGAGACAATATTCTGCCGTTAGTGGAGAATGTCAAGGTATTGCAACAGTTGATAAAACCACTTTAAAATATAGCTATACAGGAGATGATTTAGGACAATTCGCTTCGTTTGTAAAAGATACTTTAACTAAAAGTATTAAACTGGGTAAAGAGTTGCCAGATAAATTTTCTTACGGTTTTGGATAAACTTAAATTTGCTTATTAACAATCAAAAGCACCTAGAGAAATCTAAGTGCTTTTTTCGTGCCCAGAAAGGATTAAAAATGAAGTACAGAAAGAAACCTGTTGTGGTTGAGGCAGTGCGTTGGAACGGCAATAACTATAAAGAAGTAATTGACTTTGCAGAAAATAATAAGATTTGGTTTGATGCACTTGGAAATACATGGATTTCTACACTTGAAGGTGATATGATAGCCAAAAAAGGGGATTATATTATCAAAGGAGTTCAAGGTGAATTTTATCCGTGCAAGCCTGATATTTTTGCAGAAACTTACGAAGAAGTAGAGGAGTAAAGATATGTTTATCTGGGATTGGGTATCAATCGCCTTTGGGTGGTTGGTATTCTTTTGGCTATTTGTTTTAATTGTAGGAACTATTCTTGCGATTTTAACAGGTTTCAGAAATAGAAAGTAGGTGATCCGACATCTTGACTGGCAGGAATAAACCGCTATAAATTACTATAAATTAGTGAATTGAAGAAAGGAATAGAAAAAATGGAAGATTGGCAAAGACGTTTTATCGATGAATACAATGCGCTTAAGGATAAATATACAAAATTACATAAAATGGTTATCAAATACGAAGCTGGTACGCTCAATTTTGAGCCAAAATGCTCAATTGAAGTTTTAAAAAATCAAAAGTGCGCTATGGGTCATTATTTATACTGGCTAGAAATTCGAGCAGAAATCGAAGGAATCGAATTATAAAACTTAACCGTATGGAATCCCGTACGGTTTTTATATTGTCCAAGCATTGAAGACTCTAAAAGCTATGGAAAATACAGTCGGGGACGACTTTAAAAATAGGAGGTTCGCAATGAACGAAGAAACACAAACAGTCGAAACGGTTGAAGAGCAAAAGGTATCTGCAGAACCTACAGAGCAACCGCAAGACGAGAAGAAGTACACGGACGCAGATGTCGATGCTATCATCGATAAGAAGTTTGCCAAGTGGAAATCAGAGCAAGAAGCCAAAGATAACGAAGCTAAGAAACTTGCTAAGATGAACGCTGATGAGAAACAGAAATATCAGTTGGATCAGCGTGAGCAAGAATTGGCTGACCGTGAAAAGGCTATTGCTCGCAAGGAATTGACCGCAGAAGCTAAAGCAATGTTAAGTGAACGTGACTTACCTGTTGAGTTAGTAAATGTAGTTGATTTGACAAGCGCAGAGACGGTATCTGAATCTATTACCTCTATCCAAAAAGCATGGGAAGAGTCAGTTCAGAAGGGAGTTTCTGAGCGTATGAAAGGTAGTGCACCTATCAAGAACGCACAAACAGTCCAGCAAGAAGTTACGGAAAAATGGCGTAAAGACTTCTTGTAATAAAAGAAAAGAGGAAAAATAAATGGCATTTGAAGAATTAAACACAGCAGAATCACGCAAGAAACATCTTGGGATTATTGAGGATGTGCTTGCAGTAAACTCATATTCAACACCACTTGTAACATCAAGTGATGCAGTAACCTTGCAAGGTCGCTCCTTTACAGTAGCAACTGGTAACACAACAGAACTTAAAGACTACAAACGTAATAAAGACAATGAATTTGACCACGTTGAAGTTGAAGAAAAGGTATATACTCTTGATGAAGAAAAATATTGGGGTCGTTTCGTAGACCAATTGGACGAACGTGACTCTAATGGTCAAGTAAATATCAATTACGTTATTGCACGTCAAGCAGCAGAAGTAGTAGCTCCATATCTTGATGAACTACGTTTTGGTGCAGCACTTGGTAATGTTAGCGACAACGTTATTATGGGCAAAGAAGCAGGAGCGAACAACGCATACAATGCAATTCTTGATGTTTCTGAGAAACTTGATGAACTCGGAATTACAAAAGAGCGTTTGCTTTTTGTAACACCAAAATTCTACAAAGCTATCAAGTCTGAAATCGTTCGTTTGCCACATGGTGACGCAGATAAGAAAGTCCTTGGAAAAGGATATGTTGGTGAATTGGATGACTACACAGTCTACAAAGTACCTTCTAAATTCTTGAAAGGTGTTAATGCCCTTGCTACTGCTCCAGGTGTTGTTACCTCTCCAGTACAAGTTGATAATACCAAGTACAACGATAACATTCCAGGACGATTTGGTGAGTTGGTAGAGCAATTGCTTTACACGGGTGCATTTGTTCTTGAACACTTCAAGAAATACATCATTACTATCGCAGACTCTAAACCTGAAGCTAAACCATCTACTCAAGGTAAGGTTGTAAACCGTGCTAAAGCGTGGAAGACTGGAACAGCCTATAAAGAAGGTGATACAGTAACGCATGAAGATAAAGTCTATGTTGCTATCAAAGACATCACTAGCTCAGCAACATCACCAGACGCAGATACAACTAACTGGAAAGAAAAAACTGGTAAGAAATAGGTCTTAGTTATGAAATTTAAAATCAAACAAGATTTCTATGATTGGAAATCAAACGTGAAACGACTGACAGGGGAGGAACTTGAGATTACTGAGGAACGCTATGCTGAATTGGCTAACAATTTTGCCAGCAATGGCGTTACTATCTCAGATGTTCTTGAGGAAATCCTCCCTGAACCTGAGTTCTTAGAAGAGGATTGATATGTCTATAGAGTTGCTGAAGAAATTAACAGGCGAAGAAGATACTCAGCTTCTCATGTTGCTCCAAACGAGGGCTACAAATCTTATCTTGTCAGAGACTAATCGCACCTCTTTGACACCTGCTTTAAGTTTTTTAATACCTGAGGTTGCTATTGAGCTTCACAACCGCTCAGGAGCGGAAGGAGAGCATTCTAGAACCGAGGGTGGTATAGCAGTAGTCTACGGAGAAAACGGCCTGTCTACGGGTCTTCTACAGCGTATACGCATGCACAGACTAGCAAGGGTGGCAGGCCATGTTTTTGAAGCAGAGTAGACTGAAACCTTATCCAATGCGACGGTTTGAAAAGACTGTCACAGAGGAAGGTGTCGCAAAAGAAGGATATGCCAAGGAAGCTGAGACAGTCCGTCTTGAGTTGTGGCCAGCTAGTAGCAAGTTACAATCTGAATTGTATGGCGAGCGTGTCAATGATATTTTGAACGCAAATGCCAACAAGTCAGCTACTATCAAAGTGAAAGATGGTGTGTGTATCGATAGCCAGACAGAAGTGACTCACAGGGTTATTTCTAAAAAGGTCTACACATATCATCAAGTATTGGAGTTGGAACGTGTCAGAGCTACTAGGGGCAGATAGACTTATAGCTAAATGTAGACGATTGGCTAGTAAAAAAGCTGGTGAGGATATCGTCTTACGTGCGGTACACAATGCTGCTATAAAAGTTGTCCAAGCTGATGCAAGAAGACTCGCACCAGCGAGAGATGGAGAGCTTATAATTAGTATCAAAACTAGAGCAAAAATGGACGGAGATAGGGCTATAGGTGAAGTTTACACTAATCTAAAATACGCTCCTTACGTTGAGTTTGGGACAGGGCCAAAAGGACAGGCTAGCCATTCGGGTATATCGCCAGAGGTCAGCGTATCTTACAGGTCTAGCCCGTGGTATGTGCATGAAGACCAAATCAATGTAGGACCTTACCACTTTCAAAAGATTGGGGAGTTCTACAAGATGTATGGTCAACCTGCCCAGCCTTATCTTTATCCAGCATTAAGAGACAATCAAGAGCGTGTGTCTAAGAATATTTCGAATTATGTCCGTAGAAAGATAAGAGAACAAATATAATGATCAATATCAAGCCTGTTATTTATAAAGAATTGCAAAAGGTCGCAGATAATGTGACTGATACGTATCCTAGCGATTGGGAGACTTTCCCAGTCGTTATTTTTTTGGAAGAACAGAACAAGCCGGGTGAATGGTTCGATGACCAGGAACAGAAATCCTCTATCCGCTATAAGGTGGATATCTTTGATGATACCAGCACTAGTGAGTTAGCTGTTAAAATCAATCAGATTTTTGAGTCTTTAGGTTTGCGAAGAACCGACTGCCAAGATGTACCAGACCCGTCTCATTTGAGACACAAGGTCATGCGTTTTGAAGGTGTCGTTGACTTACACTCAGAGCTTGTTTTTCAATTTAGAATGGAGAATTAAACATGTTAGCAAATGGAATTACGCTGTCTTATGGGACAGCTAAAGGAACTTACACAAAACTTGAAGGACTTAAGGAAGTACCTGAATTCGGTATTGAGCCTGAAAAAGTAGAGAACACTACTCTTGAAGATAAAGTTAAGAAGTATGAGTTCGGTATTGGCGACGCAGGGGAATTGGAGTACAAATTCGCTTATAAGAACGACGGAGCAACCGCACCTTATCGTGTTTTGCGTAATGCCGCAGACAACAAGACAAAACTTTTCTTTGAGCAAACTTATCCAGACAACACTAAAGTTCGTTTTGAAGGTCAAGTATCTGTTAAGCTTGGCGGTGGCGGTGTCAATGCCGTTATCGAGTTCACCCTTAAAATTGCGTTGCAGTCAGAGTTGGAATTTACAGACGGTATTGGAGGTTAATTAAATGGCGTTACCTTACTCAATTTGGAAGATTAGCGATGAGAAAGAGTTGAAACTACGACTTTCATCTCATCAAGCAGCAAAAGTTGAAGAAAAAATCGGCATGAACTTACTGAAAATCTTCATGCCTGAAGCTGGCGAAGAATTTCCTTTGCCTCCTTTGAAAGTTGTATTGCTCTTGATTCATGGAGCTTTGCAAAAGTATGAGAATGGGTATTCTCTTGAGGATGTCTATGATCTATACGATGAATACGTGGATAACGGTGGAGACCAAACAACCTTCATGACAGAGGTTTTAATGCCACTATTTGAAGTATCGGGTTTTACTCCACGAGGAAGCAAGAACAAGAAAACTTCCAAGAAGAAAATGACAGTAGTCGAGTAATCTTAACGGTAACGCAGATTATTGAGAGGCTTTATCCTATGTTTTTAGACATCGGGGGTAAGCCTCTTGATTTTTGGGATTTGACGGTGCTTGAAATCAGGGAAATGATAGAAAGCTACAACCGTGTTAAAGCCCAAGAGCGTAAAGAAAAGATTATTGACTCTTATAGACTTTCGCAGATGATATCCAACCACATTTCCTTATTGTTATCCAAAGATGCCAAGGTCTTTGAGTTCTGGGAGTATGCGCCCGAGTTGTTTGTAGAAGAACAACAAGCGGTAGAACAGGAACGACAGAGACAAGCGCTTTTGTTGCATAAGGAACGGATGCGTGAATTTGCAGAAAGACATAATCGAAAAAGGAAGGAGGGATTAAATGGCAACTCTTGATGAACTAAAAGTCATGATTGACGCTGAGATAGCGCCTTTCAGGAAGAAGATGAAAGAAGTCGAGAATCAGGTCAAGGGAACATCTGACCAAGTGAAGAATGCCACTGCCAAAGTTCGTGAACAGTCGAATTCTATCGGTAGTGCGTTTGGTAAGCTAGCCAAGTTCGCTGGTTTTGCAATCCTTGGTAAGAAATTGCTTGATGTTGGGATGTATTCAGCGCAGACGGCTCTTGAAGTATCAGCGTCTATGAACCAAATCAAGCGACAGATGGGCGAGAGTTCGCAATCTTTCTTAAAATGGGTTAACGATAACGCCAACGCTATGAATATGGGTGTGGGTGAAGCGACCAACTATGGTGCAGTCTACTCAAACCTATTTTCTGGATTTATCAAAGATACCAACAAGCTAAGCGCCTATACTGCTAAGATGCTGCAGACCTCAGCAGTTATTGCAGAAGGTTCAGGGCGTAGTATCACTGACGTTATGGAGCGTATTCGCTCAGGTTTGCTAGGGAACACGGAAGCGATTGAGGACCTAGGAATCAACGTTGGAGTTGCTATGATTGAATCCACTGAAGCCTTTAAGAAGTTCGCAAACGGTCAGAGCTGGCAACAATTAGACTATCAAACCCAGCAACAAATCCGCCTTATGGCTATTCTGGAACAGGCTACAGCCAAGTATGGAGATACCTTATCCAACTCAGTCAATGGTAGTATCAGCTTGTTTAAGTCGCTGATGAAAGATAGTGCATTGAATTTGGGTAATGCTATGTTACCGATTATCAATGCGATCATGCCTGTCTTGAACTCTTTTGCTATGGTATTGAAGAATGTTACTGCTAAACTCGCTGAGTTTATTGCTTTAATGTTTAACAAGAAAGCTACGGTAAAAGATGGTGTTGGTGGAGCAGTTGGAGACATGGGTAATGCCATGAAAGATGCTGCAGGCGGAGCAGGAGACCTTGCTGACGCAGTGGACGACGCAGGAGACTCAGCAGGGGGACTTGCTGATAACCTAGGAGACTCAGCCAAGAACGCTAAGAAGGCCGCTAAAGAGTTGCTAGGTCTTATGGGATTTGATGAGATTAATATCTTACAAAAACCAAAAGACGATGATGCAGGCGGTTCTGGAGGCGGTGGAGGCGGTGGCGGAGGCAAAGGTGGTAAAGGAAAGGGAGGCGGTGGCGGACCTTTCAAAGACATCTTGCCAGAAGTAGAGTTAACCGACATGGACAACAAATTCAAGAGCATTTTTGATGGTCTTGGAGATAAGCTAAAAGGGTTGTTTGACCTCTTCAAAAAAGGTTTTGATGCAGCGTTTAGACCAGAAGGTTTAGAGCGTATCAAAGCTGCTTTAGAACGAATCAAGAAAACTCTTGAAGAAATAGCTACTGATCCAAGGGTTGTAAATGCCTTTAACCGCATGACCGAAAAAATCGCTTATGCTTTGGGTCAAATTGCTGGTTCGTTAGCCACTATCGGAGTCGGCATTGGTGTACTCCTTACTGAAAGTATTGCAAACGGCCTTGAAAGGCAAAAAGAACGCATTATCAGGGCGCTAGTCGCTTTGTTTGATAATATTGGTAACATTGCAGAGGCTGTAGGGAACATCGCTCAGGCCTTTTCTAGCGCTTTCTACGATGTCATTACTTCGACTGGTGCGGTTCGTATCGGTAGCGCTATTGTGTCAACTCTATTAAGTTTGACATCTACCATTGTTGAAGTCGGTAGCAAACTAGCAGGAAGTTTGTTTAAAGGATTTGAAAAAGTCGTTGTGACAAGCGCTCCTAAAATTTCATCAATGCTTCAAAGTCTTTTGGACATTGTAGCTCCAATATTTGAAACTATCGAGAGTGTTGTTGATAAGTTTGGCGATGGATTGAGTAGTGTCTACGATGAACATGTAGCCCCTGCTATTGACTCTATTGCTAATGCTTTTAACAGACTAATTGATATTATTCTAATACTTTGGGAAGGAAGTTGGAAGCCTTTCGCAGAGTTCTTGTCTAACACATTCGGCATAAGTATTGAAACCGTCGCTGATTTACTAGGCGGTATCATACTGGAAGCATTGAAGTTACTAGCTGATACAATCAAGCTAGTGGCTGATGGTTTTACTGCTTTTTCAGATTGGTGTAAAGAAAATAAAGAGATTATCTCTACGGTCGCTAATGTGATTGGTACACTTGCAACCGTATGGCAAGGAATTAAGCTCTTGTCTTGGGCTGAACAAGCTGGAGGGCTTGCAGGAGCATTCGAATTATTGAGTGGCAAGGTTTCCTTTATTGTTAGTGGAATTAAAGATCTTGGGCTGGCTTTGAAAGCTTTGACGTTTGATAAATTGGTCAGCTTCGGAGAAACCATCTATTTGAATGCGTTGTATGCAAAAGACTTTGTGGTCAATTCTGGGAAATTGATTGTAGAGCTAGGAAAAACTGCTCTAGAACTTGGTAAATCAGCACTGGCGTGGGGTGTTCATGCAGCGCAAATGGGACTTGCAGCAGCAGCAGAAATTGCTCAATCGGTTGCAGCAGGAGTTGCAGCAGCTGGCTCAGACTGGTCAGGTA